AGCGGTCTGAATGGCGGAATGAAAAGGGGGCCCGAAACGAGCCGTTGGATTTGGAGGTCTACATCTTGGGGATGTTGGAGCTGGTGAAACGCAACTACGCAGCTGGAACCATGTGGGCCCAACTCGCCCGCACCCTGGGCACCCAGGCGCCGGGGGCGCGAGGGGGAGGCGCAGCGCCAGCCCCCATCCGACGTAAGACCAGCAGCTTCTGGTAGCAGGTATAATGGCGGCATGAGCTACACAGCAGAGCAACTAGCGGAACTGCGGGCCTCAATGGCTAGCGGGGTTTTGAAAACCAGGTTTAGCGACGGCCGAGAGATGACGTTTCGCTCGCTTGCTGAGATGCAGCAACAGGAAAGGACCATGGCTGCCGAGGTGGAAGCCAACAGCCAGACTAGGCCGGTACGTCGCATTTACCAGACTTTCCAAAGAGCCTAAGCATGGGAAAACGCACTAAGGCGCAGTTGGAAAATCAATTAAAAGTTGCACAGTCTGAGCTGTATAAAGCTAATCTTCGAGCATGGGAAGCAGGTAAGCAGTCGCGTCGAACCGATGGTTGGTATGAACAAAGCCGGGGTCCCAATTCTGATCTTCGCCAAGTATTGCAGCGGATTGTATCAAGGCATCAAGATCAAGTGGACTCCGATCCGTGGGCAGACAAGGCTATTAAGGTAATTGTAACTAACTGGATCGGAGAAGGTATTATAGGAGAACCAGTTAATAAAAATAAAAAATATTCGCAAATTTACGAAGATTGGGCGCAGTCACCGCTTTGTGATTTTTACGAAAAATTAAACTTTTACGGACTGCAATCTTTAGTTGGTCGCACGGTTGCAGTTCGTGGCAGTTGCCTGATTCGCTTTCGCATTGATGAACGCCTAATTAAGCAAGGCCTTCCCCCACTTACCTTGCAGGTACTAGAGCCAGACTGGTTGGATATGTCAAAGGATAACGGCTCTAGTATTATTTTTGGCAAGAAATATGATGATGATGGCAAGCTGGAAAGCTATTTTATCAGAAAAAATCACCCAGGCGAAAGCGACTGGAGGCAATCGCAGCTAGGGTCTGATGAAATCCCAGCTTCTGAGATTTGCCACGTCTACGATGTGCGGCGCCCTGGCCAGGCTACTGGTGTTCCATGGGGCGCCTCGTCGCTGCTTACGTTGCGAGATATTGGCGACCATGCCCAGGCCCGAATGTTGCTGGACAAGCTGGCCTGTTGCTTTACTGCATTTATTACAGATTCAGACCCTGAAAATGTTGCCGCCTCTTTTGTTGATCCCAAAAATCCGGATAGTGCAATTGCAACCCTTTTTGAAAAAATAGAGCCTGGTGCAATTGAAGTATTGCCGCCAGGGAAATCGATTGAATTTAGCAAGCCCCCAGAGGCTGGTAATTTCATAGAACTGCAACGGCATCATCTGCATTCAGTAGCAGCAGGTTACGGCATCACGTTTGAATCTTTGACCGGGATTCTGTCTGATGTCAATTTCTCAAGCGGCCGCATGGGCTGGATTGAGTTTCATCGAAACATCGGACACTGGCGGTGGAACATCATTATTCCGCAGTTCCTGGAGCCAGTCTCTAGGCGGCTTGCTGCTGCCGTGCAAATGGCCGGCATGGCCAATCGGGTAAACGGTCGGATGATCTGGACGCCTCCGAGGCGGGAGATGATCAACCCGTCTGAGGAAATCAAGGCGCTGGTCATTGCTATCAGGGCCGGCATTCTGAGCCTGTCCGAGGTCCAGCGGTCGTTGGGCTATGTCCCTCAGCAGGTGCTTGCCGAGCTTGCCAAGGACCTCAAAGACGCCAGAGAAGTCCATGGGTTGGTGCTGACAGTGGACGCCAGCAAGACAAACGACAGCGGCGGCCTGCAGGTTTCCAACGCTCTCCAGCCGATTACACCCCCAGCCAGCGAAACTTTGGATTTGATAGCATAGAATGATGCTCGAACCCATGCCCACAGCAGCGGTGACACTGGCAACAGAAAGTCAAACCTGCCAGCGAATGGCCCTTGTCGCCCCATCTTCTTGGGATGAACAGAGCCGGACCGCCATAGTGGTCATTTCAACCGACGCCGATGTGGGCGACGGTGTTCAGCTGGTCCACGAACGTTCGGCCATTCGGTGGCCAGGGCGTCCGCTGCCGATGGACATTGACCACCAGCGCACCTCTGCTTCGTGCTGGGGAGCGATCACGGCGATGGACCTGGGCCGCGCTGAGGATGGCAGTAATGCCCTAGTCGGCACGGTGCAGGTGGATGGCCCCGATGAGGCCATGGCGGTTGCCATTCCCCGCCTCAGAAATGGATCTGCGCGTTTTTCTGTTGATGCGCGGATCTACAGATGGCAGCGTGCCAGCGCAGATCAACCACTTGATCGAGCAATCGATTGGGAGCCGGTTGCTGTCTCGCTGGTGATCGCCGGCCAGGATCCGGCGAGCGTGATGCGCTCGATGGATGCAATAACAGAATCAACCCTTGCGGACCCCCCGATGTCTACTGCAACTGAAAAGGCCGGGGACGACCCGGCGGCCACTGCTCCAGCCGATACCGCCGTGACACAACCGGCTGTTGTCACCGCTCCTGCTGCTGTTCAAGGCTTCGATCCTGCCCCTGACGAGGTTGCCCGAGAGCTGCACATTCGCCGGGCCGCTGGCGCTGCGGATCTCCCCGAAGCTGCCGTGCAAGACCTGATTCGATCCACTGCGGGAAAGGATCTGCCTGGCGTTATGACGGAGGTGGTGCGAGCTGCTCGCCTTGCGATTGAGGCGAAGGCCCCCGCCAGCGCCGGGCATCCTGCCAGGATTGAGGTAACCCGCGACGCGGGCGATACCTTCTTACGCGGCCTGCAAGAGGGCGTTGACGCTCGATGCAAGGCGGTAAAGACTCCGACCGATCTGGGCCGCCAGTATGCCCGGTTAAGCGCGATTGACATGGCCAAGGAATACCTTGAAACCATGCGAGGTTTTAGCCGTGTTGATGTGCGAATGATGGGCATTAATGAGCTAATCGACCGAGCATTTCATACGACTTCTGATCTTCAGAATGTTCTTATGAACAGCGCCAATAAAACACTTTTAAGGGGATACGAAGAAGAAGAGCAAACCTGGCGGGTATTGGCCAATCAATCGGACAATAATGACTTTAAACCCAATTTTGGGGTTCAGCTAAACGCCACTATTGTACCTGAAAAGATACTTGAGAATGGTGAATACAAGTCTGGCACTTTTAGTGATGGCAAGACTACCTATCAGCTTAGCACTTACGGCAAAAGCGTAGGCATCAGCCGGCAAATGCTTATCAATGATGATTTATCTGCTTTAAGCCGCATCGCCCCGAAGCTGGGTGCGGGCTGTTCTTTGCTTGAATCTAATTTGACTTGGGCGCTGCTTACTGAGGGCAGCCTGGGCGCGACCGTCAGCCTTGACGGTAAGGCGTTGTTCCATGCCGATCACGGCAACACTGGTACTGGCGCTGTTGGCATTGCCGGGCTTGATGCCGGCAAAGTCAAACTGAAAAAGCAAACAGCCCCAGCTCAAGCCAACGAAACTAAAACCCCTCTAAACCTGACACCTGCCTATTTGATTGTGCCGCCTGAGCTGGATACTTCTGCATCTCAGGTTGTATCTTCGGCCCTTCTGCCTCAGTACGCGCCTAATGCTTTGTCTGCCGTCAACCCATTTGCTGGCAAAATGCAGGTAATCAGCGAGGCTCGTCTTTCTGATGATTCCACTGCTATGTGGTATCTAGCCGCCAGTCCCAGCAGGATTGACATGATCCAGTTTGGTTATCTTGCCGGCGAAGGTGGGCCCACAATTACCACTACTGAGAAGCGCAACCCTGACGGCGTGGAAATGCTGGTACGCCACGACTTCTACGTCACCATTGCCGATTGGCGCGGTTTCTACCGCTCTACCGGCGTCTGAGCTGAATGATCTTGGGCCGGCGTCTCCGGCTCTTTCCCACTCTATTCCCGAGGTAAACCCTTGAAAAACTACGTTCAGGAAGGAGACTCACTCCCAATTTTTGCCCCTTACGCGGTCTCCAGCGGTGGCGGCGCTTTGATTGGTTCGGTCTTTGGAGTTGCTGCCACTGATCTTGCCAGCGGCGAAGAGGGAACCTTTCACCTTGAAGGTGTTTTCGTTCTCCCTAAAGCTACCGGCGCTGCTGCAAGCCTTTACGCCAAGGCGTACTGGAATGACACCAGCAAGAACGTGACGGCATCCGCCAGCGGCAACACCCTTATTGGTGTGTTTGTGCCAGCAGCTTCTATCCAGACTGCTGCCTACGCTTCTGGCGACACTTCAGCCCACGTCCGCCTCAATGGCACCTTCTAATGTCCTGGGCAACCCTATCGGCTAAGGCTGACAAGGTAGCCCTGGATTTCATGGGCGGCGTCAGCGTAATTGCTGGCGCCGTTTCTGGCCGTGGTTTTTTGGAGGAAAACAAAGAGCTGGTTTTTGATGATGGAGTGGAAATTATCCCATGGCTGCTAAAGATTAAAACCGCAGAATTTGGCCATCTTGATTACAACCATTTGCTTGTAGTTGATGGCATTGCATTTAAGGCAACAAGGCCGCCAGAGCCACTGCCCGGTAGCGAGCCCAGGGCGCTGAGCTGGAGCATGGTGAGGTTAGCCAGGGTTGACGCTCCAGAAGAGACGGTAGTAATCCTAGATGGCGACCCCGGCGACGAT